TATTATGACAATACCATCAAGCCCAGTAGATCGTAAAGCTATTTTAGATTGCATGAAAGAAATTAGTGCATCTATGACTCGCACCGAAGGTGAACGAGAGTTTATGCGAGAAGCAATTAAAGAAATTTGTGATAAGTATCAGCTATCTAAAAAGACATTCCGTCGGATGGCAAAAGTTTATCATAAACAAAACTTCAGTTTAGAACTTGAAGAGCACGAAGAATTTGAGACTATGTATCAAACAATTACAACATCAACAACAATGAGTAAAGATCATGCCTAAATTTACACTTATATCAGAACACGCATCCGGCGAAAAAACAACACTTGAATTTGAAAAAGACTATTTACCTGATGTTCTAGAATATTTTGAGATGTTTTTACGAGGAACAGGATTTCATTTTACTGGCAATTTAGATTTTGTCGAAAATGAATATGACGGTCAAGGATTTGCTCAGTTCGATCCTAAAGTGGAGCAGTACCATCATGTTTAATCAATATATTCTCGAGGCCAAATATCTGGACGCTATCAAAAGAGTCAAGAAAAAATATATCGTAGGGGTATATGCTAATTTAGACAAAGTAGAGGAAGCCAAAAAGAACTTACTTGCAGAAGAAACCAAGTATTCTTTGCGGTTTTCTATTACCCCGCACTTTGACCCTTTTATTCAAATGGTTGCTTGACTTCTGCCCTAAAAGATGTTATAATAAGACATTAAGGAGTAGAAATGAGCGTAATTTACACCGTTATTGAACAGTTAGCATCAGACAATTCCCGTCTTGCTAAGGAAGCCATTCTCAAAAAGAATGTCAACAATGAATTATTAAAGCAAGTTTTTAAATTAGCTTTGAATCCATTTGTTCAATTTTATATCAGAAAAATCCCAAGTTATGATACTGCTGTAGACATTAATCGTAAGTCCTTAGATGACGCACTAACTAGTCTTAGTGTTTTATCCGATAGAGTTATGACAGGTCACGCAGCAATTAATCACTTACAATTTATTTTAGGATCGCTGAGTAAAGAAGATGCAAAAATCATTGAGCGTATTATTGCAAAAGACATGCGTTGCGGAGTCTCCGAAGCAACCATTAATAAAATTTGGCCAGGAACTATCCCGTCATACCCGGTTATGTTGGCTTCTGGATACGACCAAAAACTCGTCGACAAAATTAAATTCCCAGCGTACGTCCAACTTAAACTCGACGGAATGCGATTCAACGCAATTGTCAAAGGCGAAGTAGTCGAATACAGATCTCGCAACGGTAAAGAACTAACTATTCCGAATAAAGCATTTGATGTGCCCTTCATTCAGATGGCAAAATTCTATGGCGAGGATATGGTATTCGATGGTGAGTTACTAGTTGTTGATGTAACAGGCAAACCAGTCAATAGACAAACAGGTAATGGTATCTTATCCAAATCAATTAAAGGTACGATGAGTGAGCAAGAAGCAGATCATGTAAGGGCTACTCTTTGGGATGCTATTACATTTGAAAAATTCTCACAAGGTATTGAGACAGAACCTTATAGTGTAAGAATGGCTAAATTAAGTAATGCTATTTCAGACATGCGAGGTCAAAAAGGACAAGTAGGTCATTATATTGATCTTGTATGGAATAAACAAGTAAACGATATTGCTACTGCTCAGAAAATATTTGAGAAGTTCCTTGCCGAAGGTCAAGAAGGTACAATCTTAAAATCCAAAGATGGTATTTGGGAAGACAAGCGTTCTAAGACTCAGATCAAATTCAAAGGTGAACTAGAATGCGAACTGCAGGTTGTTGACTGGGAAGAAGGTACAGGCAAGAATATCGGTCGCCTAGGAGCATTGGTTTGTGAATCAAGTGACGGAGTAATTCGCGTAAATGTCGGCTCAGGTTATTCTGATGAACAACGAGATGAGTATACCAAAAAAGTTATCGGTAAAATTATAACTGTTAAGTATAATGCTCGTATTAAAGATAAATCTGGGGTCGAGAGTTTGTTCCTTCCTGTATTTATCGAATTACGTGAAGATAAAGATAAAGCAGAATCTAGTAAAACTATTAAATAATTATAAATAGTCGGGAATGAGGTTTATCTTATGCCCGCACAAATCTATAAGTTTCCAGAAAGACGAACATACTATCGTGGTTACAAAATTCCTCTCTATACAGAGGAGCAGATATTTTTGACAGTTATATCATTAAATATCTTTGGTAACCTTACAGAAAAGGTAACCGAAAAAAATCTAGAAGAATATGAACCGTTAACCGTTATAAAAGCGCTAGTCGAAGCAAAATCGTCTAGCGTTTTTTCTGGTAAAGCTAAAAATACCATACAGGAAATTTTGAAATCAATAGAAACATTATGAATATATTTTATCTACACAATGATACTGTAGAATGTGCAAAACAACATAACGATAAGCATGTTGTTAAAATGATTCTTGAATATGCACAGTTACTTTCCACAGCACATAGAGTTCTCGACGGACACGAGGTTACAGAACTAACAGCAAATGGCAGAAAGATTCGTCGTTGGAAATTAGAATCATATCTGGATAATAAACTATACAAATCAACCCATGCTAATCATCCGTCTGCTATATGGGTAAGACAATCGCATAAAAACTATATTTGGTTGTCGCAATTACTACATGCTGTATGTAAAGAATACACTTATCGATATGGTAGAATCCACAAGGTAGAAGAAGTCGGTTTAATGGAAACTTTGTTTGAGTGGCCAGTGAATATTCCTGCGGGAGAATTTACTGAACCTACACCCGCTATGCCAGAATGTTATAAAGTAGCATCCTCAATAAATTCTTATCAAAACTACTATATAGGCGCTAAACAGCATCTAGCAAACTGGAAAAAACGAGAAGTACCTATTTGGTATTACTAACAGCAAGTTATAATATATAATGTATCAGGAGTTAATTAATGCCTTTTTATGATTTCAAATGTTCTAACTGCGATGAAATATTTTCAGTTATGTGTTCTATCTCAAAACGAGAATCGCAAGAGTGTCCTTCTTGCAAGTCCCCCAAATACGAATCCCATCATACTGCTATGCCTGCGTTTGGCGACCCTGTTCGCCTTGGCGTTAGAACCATTGATGATGGGTTTCGAGAAGTGTTGTCTAGGGTCGGCGCTAACAACGGACGTCAGGCTGACCTTAAGAGCAAATTGAGCAGACGCTAATATATGATAAGTTATCTTTCTTTAACTCAGGAGGTCAATACATAGAGATTGCCTCCTCACTTACTATTCTAAGAGGACGCTTCATGGCAAAAACAAGAACAAATGTTCAAACACAATCTAGTCAAACACCTCAGTTAACATTAGCTAATAATAAACTGAAATTGTGTCTAGATGATATGAAAACAATCAAGCCATTAACAGATAACCAGAAAGGATTCTTTGACGCATACGATAAAGCAAAAGTTATGTTATTACATGGTGTTGCTGGGACAGGCAAAACCTATATAGCATTATATCACGCATTAGAGGAAGTATTAAATAAACAGAATCAGTATCAAAGAGTAGTAATAGTTAGGTCAGCAGTACCTAGCAGAGACATAGGACATTTACCTGGAGACGAGAAAGAAAAGACAGAAGTATATACCGAACCATACGTAGAAATTTGTAAAGATCTATTTGATCGAACCGATGCATTCCAAAGATTAAATGAGCAAAAAGCTGTTCAATTTTTGATTACATCGTTTGTTCGCGGTATTACTCTAAGTAATTCCATTATTATTGTAGACGAATGTCAGAACATGACTGACATGGAATTAAACTCTATTATGACTAGAGTTGGTCTAAAATCCAAGATTATATTCTGCGGCGATTTTAGACAAACAGACTTATATAAGAAAACCGATATGTCGGGATTGAAAAAATTCATGGTCATTGCTGATATGATGCCAAGCTTCAAAACATTCGAATTTGGAGTTGACGATATAGTTAGATCTGCTATAGTGAAGGAATATATATTAGCAAGACTAAAATACGAAACCCAGTACGAACTGGGATAATAACTATAAGGAGAAACTATGAGTTTTGAATTCGATTTCACAGAAGAAAAATTACAGAAGTGTTTATCAAGAAATAAAAATATTCACGATCTATTTGAGTCATTAGACAAGGTATTACCTAAATATGAGATTACAACTGTAGAAAGAGTCGCAGCATTTTTGGCCCAATGTGGCCATGAGTCTGCAGACTTTACAGTCCTTCAAGAAAATTTAAATTATGGTGCTAAGGGCTTATTGGGATTATTTAAAAAATATTTTCCTAACGAGGATTTAGCAAAACAATATGAGCGTAAGCCTGAAAAGATTGCAAATAGAATTTATGCAAATCGTATGGGGAATGGTCCTGAGGAGTCTGGCGAAGGCTGGGCACACCGTGGCCGAGGGGCCATTCAACTTACAGGTAAACTAAACTACCAAGCATTTGCGAATTCTGTAGGCTTATCCTTAGAAGACGCTATTACATATTGCGGAACAATGGATGGTGCTATCGAATCTGCTTGTTGGTTTTGGCAAAAGAACAAACTTAATGCTATTGCTGATAAAAAGGATGTTCTTGCAATGACAAAAAAGATAAATGGTGGTACAATAGGACTTGAAGATCGTAAAAAACATTACGAGCATAATGTAGAAGTTTTAGCTTAAGGAAAAGTATGACCATGCATATGGCTTTAGATGTAAAAGTATTTCAAACAGCATGCGATCAAAATCCCAGTGAGGAAAATGCTTCTTTATACCGTAGACTCATAAATGAGGAATACAATGAATTTTTAGAAGCATATCAGGACAACGATGAGGTCGAACAGCTTGATGCTTGTATGGACCTTATCTGGGTTACACTAGGTTATTGCCATATGAAAGGCTATGACGTACAGGGTGCCTGGAATGAAGTGTTAAGATCCAATATGAGAAAGTTAGATCCTAAAACACAAAAGGCTATCCGCAGAGAGGATGGCAAAATTTTAAAACCAGAAGGATGGACACCTCCAGACCTAACTAAATTTATTTAATGTTTAATCATATAGAATGTGAGCTGCCAAAGCTCAATCGTGTTACAAATGAAGATGGTACTAGAGTGTATCAAACACCCTCAGGTAACAAATATCCATCAGTTACTACTGTTACAGGATTGCTTAAAAAACAATCTATTATAGCATGGCGAAAGCGAGTAGGTGAAGAAGAAGCAAATAGAATTTCGAGTACTGCTGCAAGACGTGGTACTCGAATTCATTCTTTAGCTGAAAAATATCTATTGAACGAGACTGTAAACCCAGATATGTTTGATATTGAGATGTGGAATAAGTTTAAACCTATACTACATGATATAAACAATATCCATGCGGTAGAACAATCGTTATATTCCGATCATTTAGAAGTTGCAGGTACTGTAGACTGTATCGCGGAATATAATGGTCGAATGTCTGTTATAGACTTTAAAACATCCAAACGAATAAAGCACAGAGACGGTATTCATGACTACTTTATGCAATGTTCTGCGTATGCGGTTGCTTTTGAGGAAATGACTAAAATACCTGTACCTCAAATAGTAATTTTAATAGCTGTAGATGAAGAAGATCCATTAATATTTGTGGAAAAGCGTAATACATGGATAAATGGCTTTAAGGATTTAAGAGCAGAATATAAGCGTATAAAATTGATCTAGGACAATGTTTGAACAACTATTGTCTTGATTTTTATTAGTAATTCATATATAATATAAGGAGTTAGATTATGGCATTAGGTAGAAATACAAAAGGTCACAGTGTTAGTAAGCGCACCTGTCAAGGTGGCAGTAGACCTAAAACGAGTACTATGAATAAAACTAGAAGAAGTAGTTTTAAAAAGTACAGAGGCCAAGGCAAATAATTTATTGCTGTATGAAGCAAAGAGAAAAGTGTTCTGGACGGGGGTGCGAATCCCCCCAGGTCCACCATAAGCACATAGTTGTCCTAGATGAAAGAAACCTCTTAGGGCTCTAGTGGGGATTGTGTGCTTTTGATGGGCCTGACCTAGATTCGACAGGGCAAAGAGTAACAGAGTGGACAGCACATCAGAGTAGATGTTAAAACTAAAAAAAAGTAAACGCAAACGACTCACAGTTCGCATTAGCAGCCTAAACACTGCTTAGGGTTTCGGTTGGTTTCCTCGTAACAGAATAACCAACCATTTTTAAATTTAAAAAGGAGTTTTATGAAAAAGTTAGCAATTGCAACATTAGTTGCAGTAAGCGGTTTTGCATATGCAGCAGATAGCGTTACTTTAGAAGCGCAACATATCAACAATGCAGGTGCAGCAGCTCAACAGCAATATGTTTTAGGCGTTAAGAAAGACTTCGGCGGCTTTGCTGGCGATGTATCTTTTGCAAATGCACAAACAGAAGGCACTAGTGCTTTGAGCACACGCTTAGAAGCAGGCGCAACAGTTAACGGTCCTATTGGATTGTATGCTCGCACTGCTGTGGGTCAAAAGTATTCTAATACTACAGACTTCGCATATTATTCAGTTGAGCCAGGTATTGCTGCAGCAGTTCCAGGTCTTTCTGGTGTGACAGCTAAAGTTGGTTATCGTTTCCGTTCGGCCTTTAATGGTTCACAGAACAATGACCAAACTCAAACAGCACGTTATGCATTGTCTTATGCTTTGAGCAAAGTCGATACTATTACTGCTAAGTATGACCGTGTTAAGGGTGATAGCAACCAAAAGGTTGTTGGCTTCGCATATACACGCGGATTCTAATATCAAAAGGTTTATTGGCATATCCTTAAAAGCCAATAATAAATTTTAGGATAATAGTATGAAAACAAAAACAGATGATAAGTTTGTATTCGCAGATGTAAATGGTCTAGGCGAACTAGCAATATCAGATGAAGCGAGTTTTGCTACAGATTTATATGAGGTTGTACGAGGTGTACTTCCTGAATCCCAACTTGTACATCTAGATTTAGAGTTTGAGTTATTGCGCAAATTACAATACATGGCAAACGGAAAAAGTGAAGATGATAAATTTGCATTTAATGATAGCCAAATACCCAACAGTTTTTCTTACTATTCCGCTTTGCCGTTCGAAGCATTATCTATTCAACTTCAACCTCTCATGGAAGAGATAACAGGTAAGAAGTTATATCCCACATACACATACGCCAGGATATATTACAATGGTGCAACAATGGCTATACATAAAGATAGACCAAGTTGCCAATTTTCCTCAACTATTAATATTTCTATCGATGAAGAACCATGGGAAATTTGGTTCGAGACTTTAACTGGTGAGAAAAAGGCAATCTACTTATATCCGGGTGACCTTATTGTTTATAAAGGTGATACGTTAAGCCATTGGCGTGACGCATATCTAGGTCAAAGACAAACACAGGCATTTTTACACTATGTGGATAAGAACGGCAATTACCGTGACTATAAATGGGATCATAGACCATATATTGGCACAGCGGCAAATTCAAGGAAAACAAATTGAGCACATTAAAAGAATTGACAGCTGATGTCCATGCAGAAGCAGAATCTCAGCCATTTATAAAATCCGTATTTGCTGGTAATGTAGATAAAGGCAAATACACAAGTTACATATATCAATTAACTCATGTATATGGTCTGATGGAAATATTATCTAACAACCATGCTTTATTTGAGGGAATAGAAAATCTTAAAAGAGCAGATGCCGTGCAAAAAGATTGGATGGAACTTTGTGAGGATATCGGTACTACTGTATTTACAATCAACGAGTCCACTCTTAGATATCTACAATATTTAGATAGTATTAAAGATGATCCTAAGAAGTTATTGGCCCATGTATATGTCAGACACATGGGAGATATGTTCGGAGGACAACAACTGGCTAAGTTAACTCCCGGCAACGGTCATTTGTATAAGTTTGAGGATATCCCGTCACTTGTGAGAGCAGTAAGGTCTAAATTAGATATATCTTTAGCAGATGAATCTATTATAGCATTTAAACATAATATTGAGATGATAAAAGATTACAATGATTGAAATTCAACAGAGTAGGGTATGGGATACTTTAATAGAAATACAACATCTATTAGAAAAAAGTTTCAATGCAACAGGTAAAGAAGTATTTGAACCAGGCATGAATAGATTTAATCAGCCAGGTTGGGTTAATCGTGTTTGGACCAGCGAATCTTATCGCAGGGCACACGTTGATGTTGTTGATGCCAGAGAAACCAAGGGTCTTTGGATGATGCATTGTTGTGTATTTCCTCATACCCACAATCCTGCGCCTATTTTTGGATTTGATGTTATTGCGGGCAAGAACAAGATCACTGGTTGTTTTATTGATTATAGTCCAACAGGTGATATGGAACATCCTATGATAGAGTACTTTGGTGAAGAAGTTGGTCGCTATGAATGGAATAAAAAGCGCAAACTACCAGAGTGGGCAGAACTCATCTTCAGCGAACACATGGTTGCTGCGGGTAATGTCAGTGACGAAAACGAATTAACACAACTTACAAGTTTGGCACATATCCTAGTTAATCATTACTTGAAAACAGTTGCCGAAACTAATAACACTGCCAACAATACCTCAGAATCACAAAATTTCTATTGTGAGAATCAAAAGAAAAATCCGCATACACCTAAAGTTATGGTTAGTTTAGGACTTTCAGAAGAAGACGTACAAGTGTTTATTCAAGACTGTTTGTTTCCTGAAATTGTTTAATAATAGTATTGACAATTCAGTCTTTTGCTGTTATAATATAAAATACAATTACGTAGGCCCCAGGAAAAATTATGAGTGAGGAATTACAATACATCTTAACAGATAGTTTAATCATAACTAAAAAGTTTAGATCCCCAAACGAATTTTCACTTTATATAGAAGGAAAAGTTGCGGCACAGGATATTAGTTATATGGAAGCAATAATTCAATATTGTGATGAAGTAGATATAGACGTTGAATCAATATCGAAATTAATAAACCAATCTTTAAAAGACAAAGTACAAATAGAAGCAGAAGACGGCAACTATTTTAAAAAGAGAGGGAAGTTACCCCTGTGATTATGGATGAATACTCAGTGTATAAAATGTATATTGCTTTGAAGTTACATTTTACTACCGAAAATTATGATGTCATTGCTCAGAGAGGTAAAGTAAGAGCAAGCCGACAAGCTTTCGCAAAACGCAAAGACTTATATTCAATTAAAAAAGTATCCAAGACATATTCAGATGAAGAAGTAGCTAATTTCCTAGTTGCTAATTTTACATCAGGAGATCGTTGGGGAGGCTTGTTTGATTCTGAAGCAAGTGATCGTTATGCCGAATGGAAAAAACGAATAGAAAGTTTATCGTATATTTTCACTAACGATTTGGATAACTTAATAGAGGATCTTGAATCAGATAACAAACAATTTGACGATGCTTTTAAAATCACAAAAGCACAGCATCCATATATAATTAAAGCATTTCTTAGAAAAACGATAACACTGGAAACTTTAGTTATATTAGAAAAGGTTAATCCCTTTCTAATACACTTTGACACAGACCTCAGTAATGACATTATGTGGCCAGATATATCAAGACTGATAAGAAAATACAAACCATTTTTACAGTTTGATAAGGAAAAGTTTAATGGAATACTTAGACGAAGAATTGGACATAACATCGCAGAAGATTCTGCGTCTTGAGAAAGAGATTGAAGTGACCAGGGAATTATTAGGACAAACTATTGAGTCATTAAAAGAGACTCAAAGGTATCTGGTAAAATTGGCATATAATCAGGCAGACGTTACACGCAAGGTCTCTCATTGGCCATTCATTGCAGTTTCGTCAGAGAAAGATAATTGATAGGAGTTTTTAAAATTTCAAAATGAGCAAGAAAAGATATAATGAAACCGAACGGGACAAAGAAACAAAGTTTCGGGCAATTAAGAAGAAAAATGCTATAGACAAGCATAAGAATCTTATATATAATATTGCATCAGCTAAGAGATTAGATGATGACAATGGAGAGTTAGATTATGATTATGCGACAGTACTCAAAATCAAACGACGTTAATACTAAACATACAATTTATACACCGCTAATACGAAAGGCAAATTATGGCATTCACATCACTATCTGATCTAAGAAAATCCCGCGGCGGATTTGACTCCCTCATGAAAGAGGTAGAAAAGATCGCAAACCCCCAAGCAGAATCACGTGGCGCAGATGATCGCTTCTGGTCTCCAGAAGTAGACAAAGCAGGCAACGGTTATGCTGTCTTGAGATTTTTACCTGCACCTAAAGGCGAAGATTTGCCTTGGGTTAGAGTTTGGAATCATGGATTCCAAGGTCCAGGTGGAAAATGGTACATCGAAAATTCTTTAACTTCTGTAGGTAAAGCAGATCCTATATCTGAATATAACACAGAACTTTGGAACTCTGGTTCTGAGGCAAATAAAGAAATTGCTCGTAAACAAAAGCGCAAGCT